GTTTTGCAATAAGGGCTTGGACTAGGGGCTGGGATATTTATTCCCCGTGTGTAACAATTGTATATCATTTTTATATGCGTGAAGGATATAGCAAGGTTTGGAAAGATAGGAACCTTAGAGAAATATCATGGAAAGAATTAGAGGTTATTTCTAAGGAAAAGCAAAAGCGTGTTCTGTGCGGAATAGAGGGCGGTATATGGGGAGCAGGGTCTATTAGAACCATTACTGAATACGAACAACTAACAGGCTTAGATTTTAAAAAAATGTATAATGCTAGCAGTGATACAATAGTAGTAAGAGAAAAGGAATAGAATGAGAATAGCGATTATAGTACTTAGTTTATTTTCAGTGTCATTTGCTATGGCATATTTTTCTGTACTAAAAAGGCTTGAGGTAATTACCAAGGCATTTGCACAGTTAGTTGTTCTTAACTCTACTATTCAAGAAGCATTTGAATCAAACATTCAGTCCCCAGTAAGCAAAGAAGATCAAGACATACATAAAGAAAACTTTATTAAGTTTCTTTCTGATTCTCGTGATTGGGCATTTGAGTATATTGAAGATGTGCAAACACAATTAGAGACTTTTGTTAGAGATATTGAACCAGAGATTATGTACTTTGATGAGTATGGACTTGTTGGAGATGCCTATCCACACTACCACTCAATGAAAAAAATATCTGCAGCGTATAAAGATTTAAAGAAGTTGCTTCCAGAGGAAGTCGATGATAGACGCTAGGGGCATCCCAACTTGTGAGTGCCCAAGTTGTGGTGGTACATTGTTTAGAGCCCTAGTTTCTTTTGATTCAAGCACATATATGGTAGGAATGTATCATCTAGATATACAATGCCACGACTGTGGTGCCCTTTGTACAGCACCAACACCTGTAGACCACCCTGAGAATCCAAGCCAAGATCATGGAATGAAAGAATGATTGTTCCAAAATTAAAAAAATTTGAAGACAGTATTAGATATGATTATGCAGTTTGTGAAATAGAAGAGTGCGTTGATGAAGCAAAAATACTTGCCATGACAGAAACAAGATACGTAGACTTCTGTGAAAAACATCACAGAGAATATATAGTGGGGAACAGATGAAAGATATTATATTATCAATAATAACAGGTTTTGGATGTGGCATTGTATTTGCTGCATTCAAATTGCCAGTTCCAGCACCGCCCGTTTTTGCGGGTGTTGCAGGTATCATAGGCCTATGGGCTGGCTACTACATACTAACGAAAGTTATATCCTAGGAGGAAAAATGAACGAACAAATTAAAGCAGTACTAGCATCATACGGACGATCAGTTCTTGGTGCAGCAACTGCAATGTACGCATCTGGTGTGACAGATCCAGAGACATTGGCTTACTCACTACTCGGTGCACTAGTGCCCGTAGTCTTAAGAGCAGTCAATCCATCAGACACGGCATTCGGACGTATGCCTGCCGAGTCAGACATTGAGGCAGCACTAAAGAGTGCTAAGGTTGTTAAGAAGGCTGCTAAGAAGAAGCCTGCTGACAAGAAGTAAGTTTATCTTACATAGAAGGGCGGGTCTTCGGACCCGCTTTTTTATTTCTCTAAAATATCTAGATACTTTTGTTTTAAGTTTTCTGCAGCAAAGTTATTCATGGCAATTTCAAAAGCCTGCTTTTTTTCTTTAATCTTAGACTTTTGTTTCATATAATCATCCACAATTCTTGCAAGATTTTTAGGGTCTGCATTATGTACATCAAGGACTGCTCTAGTTTTAAGTATGCCAATTTTGTTAGACTTTGCTAGCCATTCTTGAGGAAGAATTGTGTTGTTTGGAGATATGTCTGTCATAAATACTGGAAGCCCAGACATAAGCGCTTCGTTCATAGGCAAGCATAGTCCAGCATATCTTCTTGGCAATATCATTGCATCAAAGCCATCATACATATCTTCACGGCTTTCCGAATCTCTATGATCTATTACCAATCTTGGATCATCGCATTTTATATCTAGTGGTGTCTGTGTTCTAATTACAACCTGAAAATTTTCTTCTGCATACTTAAGCATATCTACTACAGACTTTGTACCATTTCTATCTTCAGAAGCAGCCTTTCCTCCAATATGAAGTATTCTATTATGATTTTTAGAAAGATTATTCTCTCTTACTTTATTAAACAATGTGTGATCTGTTGGCGGCGGTAGATAGGTAACATTAGTTTTACTACCAAATAACTCAGTCATATGATCAAAATTCCATAGACTAGGGCCAAGGAATACATCTGGCAAAGCAAAATCAGATCTATTTAAATGATCTAAATACTCATAGTTATATTGCAATACAGTCTTAACTCCAACACGCCTAGCAAGGTCTATAAACTGATTACTATAAAATGTTTCACAGGTTAATACAACATCTAATCCACGAAGAAAAGATGTTATGTCTCCATTTCTAGGAAAGCCTCTAACTGGCTGTATATCATATCCGTTATACCATTCTGGATGTTGCTTATTCTTATTAAAAGATGTTGAATTAATAAGCATAATCTTTGTTGGATTAAGCATGTTTACAAGTTCTCTTGTCTGGTTGCCAAGGCCACTATTATCTGATCTTGCAATAATTCCTAATCTCATTCTTTATATCCCCAAGCATCATCATCTGTTGTAAATTTTCTACCACCTTCACGTCCATCTAAATGATAGGAACGTTTAATGTCACCCTCTGGATGATATATCCAGAGTTTATGTTTGATCCAGCCATCATCTTGAACAACTCCATGAAACTTATCTTCAATAAAAGTTTTTTCATCTGAAACTCGCAACACTTCCTCACGATAATAATCAACACGAGATAGGTGTGGTCTTTGACTCCATTGAATTGTTTTTAAAAAGTTTCCCTTTTTCTTAAGCATTAGGTGGCTATGGTCTGGAGGAATTGATGCTTCAAAGTGAAATCTAATTGTATTTGCTTTACCAAACTCCAACATATCTAAGCATTCATCCCAATGAATATGTCTGTCACCAGTAATTGGAGCATCTCCTTCAACATAAAGCATTATAGGTGTTTTAATTAAGTCTATTGTTTTTTTCATCATTGTTGTTTGATGGCTATGCTCATCAAATATTATTGGTAGAACATTTTTCCATTCATGCAAACATTTCCATAAAACACGACTTTTAAATTCATCATAGTCTGTTTTTCTATTAAGTCTTTCTTCACGAAGACCATCTACTTGTAAGATTATTTCGCTTTCTGGAAGTTGCATTCTTATTTGTCTAATTGTTTCATCAAGTATTCCTGTATCAGGATGGCTTGGTAGCACAGAAGTTACAACAATAACAGTCACATCATTTTTATTCATTAACTTGCTCCATAATCTTTATACCTAGATCTCTTTTATATTTAATCCACCAAGCAACCATCCTGTGCATATTTTGTGGATAATCCTCCAATAGTCTTGGAACTAAGTTATTCAGTTCAGACCAATCAGAAACATATGCAGTTGGCGGCTCATATCCAAAAACATCTTTATAAAACTCTAGATACACACCCTTTGAGTTTATCATATCTCCAATTGGTAGGCAAAGCATTTCAATTGCCTCAAAGAATCTAAATGTATCTAAAGTTGCAGCACCAGAAGGGGCAGGAGCGATCTTAGCACTGGCTAGGGCCTTGTAGTAGTCTTTAGGCTCTCCGCCCTGTGCAAAGCCTGCTGTGAGGGTAAAAAGGGCATTTGGCAGGGTAGGTAGAACCTTTGCTACCTGTTGTCTTCTTTCATGTGTTATTTGACCACTAAAATATACGTCATAGTTTTTTAATGGATAGTCTGGAAGTAAATTCTTTAAATGTTGGGGTACGCCAATTGGGAGTTTATTTAACTTACTATGCTTAGCATATGGATACTGAACCCATATTTCAGCATTAGGGTGTTTAATCTTGGTTATATCAAACCTACCTTCTTCGTCACCATTAATAAATAAAACAAGTCTTGATACGTTTTGTATTTCTTGATTAATATATTCTTCATGTCTAATGTTTTGAGGTCCAGGAACAACAACAATGGCTCTTTCTTCTTGTGGCAAAGAAGTTACCTTAACTTGCTCTATCTTATATTTAGTAAATATTTCTTTTAACAATCCATAGTCCCACTTGTCAGCAGCACAATCGTTTTCGCTAAAAGATAAAAGATATGCTTTAATCATTTTATAACTTTCCACAAGTTTTCTTCAACTAATAGTTTTTCTATAAGGTTTTCATCTATCTGTGAATCATATTCTTTTATTGCGTTTAGTTTTTCTTTTGTAAATTTTGTTGAAATTTTTTCTAGGCTATATTTTGATTTAAACTTATTTAATCTTTCTTCATAAAGTTGTGGGTATAGAACTCTATAAGGAAGTTCTGAATAAAAAAAATATTCTTTTACAAAATTATCCATAACACTAAATATAGTATCTGATAATAAGATATGGTCTGGATGATGGATTCCTAGTGGGATATAAATATGATCAAAATCTTTAATGATACTTATAACCCAATTAGTCAATACATTCTTGTCTTGCTTACCATAAACATCATCTAGCAAATCATTGTTAATTACTTTTGCATTAACAACTGCACAGGCCTTGTCATGTTCTTGCCTTAATAGTGTATGCTTCTTGTATCCAACATCGTCTGTAGGCACACCAGAAAATGCAGAGGCTATAGTAATTCTTTCGTTATCAAGAATATAATCACCTAAAGAAAATATAGCATCATCTGTATGTGGACTAAAAATTAAATTACTCATAAAATAAATGAACCTCGTGTTGGTAGTCAAGAAGTGTTTCTTTATATCCAAGTTCTTTGATCCAATGTCTTACCTCAGATAGATACTCGCCAAACTGATGAAACATAAATTCTGGGTGTCCAGATAACCAAATCTTTGGCTTATACTCTTTAAGTACGCCTTCTGCTCCTTTAAGAACTTTCCACTCACTACCCTCTACGTCAATAGATATTGCAGTTGGTGCCTCCAGTTTATGTTCATACACAAGGCTATCTATTGTTATCTGACCATAACTATCTCCTTCAAGGTACAACTCTTTAAATCCATGTGCTTTGTTTAGATTTTCATCTGATACTGGTGGAAAACCATTACGATATATTTCTGTTTTATTATTGTTTATGTTAGATGCAAATGCTGCTATTGTTGCTATAGGTGGTTCAAGTTTATTTGCGGACCAAAGTATTGGATAGTGTGACCATACTTGCGGGTTTGGCTCAAACAAAACTACTCTTGCCCCCCACAACTGGCATAAAGCAGGGAACTCCCCCTCTTCTGCTCCTACATAATAAACAACATCATCTTTGCCAATATTATCAGACATAGACTTGGTTCGGATCTTCTCCCAACCTTCTGGCTCATACCATTCTGGTCTATCTGCACGATGTTGTGGCAGAACTATCTTAAACTCTCCATTAATAACTACTTCAACCATCTCTGTCATTGGTTATCCATATAAAAATTAACTATTTTTTTCATGCTATCTTTCATATTACGTTGTGGCTTCCATCCAGTTTTTTCTTGCAAAAGAGAGGAGTTCATGAATTGTTTTTTAATTTCAAATCCATCGCTTTCAATAATTTCATGTCTAACATTTTGTCCAATTGAATCTTGTATAATGTTAAATACTTCTAAAGTAGAATATCTTTCTCCAGAAGAAATGTTAAATGAAGGTATGTTGTTAATGTGTTCTCCATAAGACAAGATTTTATCGTATGCTAAAACAACATCCTCAACATTAATGTATTCTCTAATGTCTCTGCCACCATTTCTGATAGTAAACAATGTGCCATCTTTGTGAGCCTTTACAACTCCAGGAACTAGTCTTTGTATGTTGTTATCTCCAGGCCCATAAATATTACAAGCACGGGTAGTTACTACAGGCATATCATATGTGTTTCTGTATGAGTTACAGATGATATCGGTAATAGATTTAGATGCATCATATGGATATATACCA